TCACATTTTTTTGAAAGGAATTTTCCACTCTATTTTAATATATCCTGATTTTACAAAAACCTTATTTATCAAGTTGTTCACTATATTTTTCTGTGTTTCATAATCTAGTTTAGTAATATCTTTTGTAGCTAGAAACTCTTTAAAATATTTCTTGTTTTTCTCTTGTGTGATAGCTGGATTATTTAGTAATTCATCTTCAAGCATCGTTTTTTGTTGTCTAAGTAATTGAGTTTGTTTCTTCAAATCTTCTAGATCAATCATATCATTTAGATATAAATCGTTGAGTCGCTTTAATTTATTGTCTAGTGATGAGATTTGCCTTTCAATACTTTTAATATCAATTGAGGGATGCTTATCAAATAAATTATCTAGTTTATTGATATTAAACTGTAAATCTCTAATCTGGTTTATTACAAACTCCTCAACATCAGCTTTCTCATAAAATCCAGAGTTGCATTTTTGGCCATCGTTGTAAACAGTAACACCTTTTGTATTTCTAGGGAAACGATTTATACATTGATATCTCATGTTTCTTGAGCCATCTTTACGTTTCGAGCCTAAGATAATTCGCAATGGTGTTCCGCAGTAACCGCATTTTGCAATTCCAGACAACATATATTTTGCTCTAAACGGTCTAGGGTTGTTGCTAAACTCAAGAGCCGTTATTTGTCTTTTCTTTAATTCTTCTTGTGTTTTATTGTAATCATCAATATCGATAATTGCTTGATGATTGCCAGGATAAATTTCTCCCCTATATCTAATCATGCCAATGTAGACAGGATTAGATAATATTCTCCTTAATCCTTGATAGTTCCATGGTTTATCACCTCGATATATTCCATTGTTATTCAGATAATCCCTTAATTTATTAAGTGAGAGACCGCCAAGATACGCCTCGAATATTTTCCTAACAATTATAGATTCTGCTTGATTTACTACTAATTCATCTTTTAACTTGTCATATGTATAACCAAACGATACTTTGCTGAACATCATAGCTTTACCAGTTTTTGCTCTCCCAATTTTACCGAGTAGCATACGTTCTTTTATTTGTTCTCGTTCGAGTTGAGCAAATACTGATAGTATCCCAATCATAGCCTTACCGAAAGCTGTTGAGGTATCGAAACTCTCATTAAGACTTAAAAAAGAGATGTCATTTTTACCAAATACTTCTTCGATTAAAAACAAGGTGTCTTTTTGACTACGGCTTAATCTATCAAGTTTATAGACTAGTACAGTATCAAACTTTTTTCGTTCTGCATCTGATATGAGTCTTTCCATCGCGGGGCGCTCTATATTACCACCAGAAAATCCCCCATCTTTATAGATGTCGTAAACAGTCCAGTCTTTAATTTTACAATAGCTTGTGAGTTTATCAATCTGCTCATCTATAGAGTACCCCTCTTCTGCTTGCATAGTGGTACTCACACGCACATAGATAGCTACTTTATTCATTGTTTTATACCTCATTTTCTGTTAAAATAGGTATGGTAAAAGCCCCTCCCAAAAAGCAGGTTTTTACTATACTAGAATTTGCCTCACGCTCGCACCGACCAAAGTTGAGCGTGGGGCTTTTTTGTTTTAGATTAACTAATTATCGATATTTTCAAGCAGTTGATGTTCATCGAACAATAGTGCTATCTGGTTCTTATCTTGCTCAATATCTTGTTGAAACGCATTATATTCATTGCTACCTTTTTTATATTGATCTCTCATAATTGTATTGTATTTTATAATGTCTTCTAAATGTCTGATCTCTAATAAATTGTTATTGGCCTTATAAGAGTTGTAATTCCATCCGTGGAACACTCTATCCATGTTTGGTAATTCACCGATATATCCTTTGTACGAATGTATTTCCCAGAGGATTTTGTACTCATCGTAAAGAATTTTCCCCGATGGTGTTAAAGTAATACATCCTTCTTTATTCTTTTTAAGCAATCCATCTCGAATAAACATATCTGTAGTTTTTTTAGTATTTAAATGATAATCGTAGAAGAAGTAGCGTGGTGGTTTACTTGTCGGTTTTCTGGGGTTTTTAGTACGCCCCCACCACACCAACAATAAAATCTCACGTAGTTTGTATCCTACACCTGTTATGTATGTGTCGTCATATCTTTTCCCGCTTGGATTTACCCTATACTTATTTAAGTCGGGAAAGCTTGGTGACTTTATATTAGTAGTCGATTCGATAATTTTTACAACCTTTTCAGCTACAGCCTGATTATTTTTCTGTTTTAGAGTTTTAACTACCAAATCCCAAAACTTCATATCAATCTCCTAACCTAAATTCTTTAACCATCACTCATCAGCTATGATTTCCCGAATAACTCCCCACAACCTCACCAATAATTCTAAAGTCGCTATCTGCGTCAATCGGAATGTCATCGTACTTGCTATTTAAACTGTGCAGAAATGCTCCCTCGGCGTGTATAAGTAGCTGTTTGATATAAGCGTCACCGTAATATTCAAACACTCCTATATCACCGTCTGAAAGTTCCACAGATAATTTTACAAATACGTAGTCGCCAGAGTGATATTCTGGTTCCATAGAATCGCCATAAACCGGTATGACAAAATCAGCGTCATAATCGACTGGTAATTCAATTGTTTCTACTTGTACATCATTCAGATACTGCCCTGTACCAGCTGAAGCAGCGTGGTCGTAGTAGTTGTAGGAGAATAATTCTACTACTGTATTCTTACTATCTTCTACTATGTTTTGTTGTTCTAATTGTGTTTCGGCATAATCAAGCACGTTTAGTTGTCGCTTGTGTTCTAATTGAGAAGAAGTAGAGTTTATTTTTTGTAGGGTAGATGGGATAAGTTCTGGTGATGAGGTTTCTTGGATTTTATATATTTCGTCACCTAAAAGCTTCGATTTTGGTATTCCGAAAATAGAAGCCATTTGTTCTATATTATCCATTAGAGGTTTGTTTCTACCCACCTCCCAAGCTGAAATGGCTGTTGGAGCTATTTTTAACTTTCTAGCTAGCTCTTTTTGGGTTAGCTTATTTTGTTTTCTGAAATATTTTATATTATCCGATAAGTTAGCCATCTTTTGCTCCTTTACTATTATATGTCTAACAATATTGTACACTTCAAGTGGAATAAATGCAATATTTTTTTAGCAAAATGCAAAAAAACACTTGCAAGTACACTTCAAGTGTAGTATAATATAATCAAGCTTAAGGAATTAAGCAAAACGAAAGGAGGTACAGCTGATGAAGTCTAGGCTAAACAAAAAGCCTAAACACAAAGAAGTCGAGTTGGAAATTCACATTCTTTGGTTTAAGCTAAAAATAAAATATTCGATTACGTGGTAATCGGATAGGGGGTGAAATTCCCCCACCCCATTTAGGGGGTAAGTTTAGTTTAGCACATTGGCTGTATCTCCGCAAGAATGAAAGGAGAGCAGATGGAAGAAAATAACATTTATAATTTTCATGCAGTACTTGGAATTATGCTACGTAATATTCAAGAAGATTATATGGAAATAAAAAACCCTCTAGCAAGGTGTGAGCTTGCTAAAGGATACTTTGAGATTGGTAGATATCTTTACGACGAAGGTGTATTACCTTCCGAATACCTTGGTGAGAGCATCTCTAGACATCTTAGCTGATTCCTTTTCGGCTTCAATAAAAGGTAAATTATGTTTCTTAATAGCTTCCATAGAGTCTTCGTAAAGTTTGATTTTATCTTCGATAGACAAAGTAGGGCTAGAAGAAGCGACAATAGCGAGAGCTAAATCTTTTGAATTAGAAATTTTCATTAGCTTATCCTCCTTTCCACTAGGATAAGTTGATTATAACATTTTTAGGAGGTACAAAATGAATTGGAAAAAACTAATGCTAGGCGATTTAGAACACACGTTTACTAGTCGTAATGGCAAGGAAAAAACAAGTATTGAATTTGAAGGCGGCGTATTGCCAGCGCTATTGGTGCTAGGTGGTATCACTTGGCTGATTGCTTGGTTTATTACAAAATAAAAACTCCCAAGAGGGAGTGGAAAGGAGGGAAGGCATGGAAAAAATTAAATACGGTGTACTAGGTTCTTCCAAGATATTTCACACAAGAAAATCTGCTCTCACTCATGCAAATCTTTTAGGATATCCTCGTAGTGCGGTTTTTTTGATAATTCCACAGGGAATGACGCAGAAAATGATTGATAAGGTGAATTAACATATCCTGCTTTATTAGCTTTAAATAGTTTTTTCTTTTTAGCTACTTTAAAAGCAACAAAGAGTCTATCTGTGATTTCAGACGTTTGTATGATTAAATCCATCCTTGTCATACTGTGGGCTTTTAATACTCCACAATCTGCCTCTGGAACCTCGATAAGGATTGTATTGCCATCAGGCTGTACTGCGGCTATAGCCTCTCTACCTGTTAAATCGTTAATTATATTATTTTGCTTTTGGTAATAATGCTGATATTTTCTGTTTTTATCAAAAACAATCAAGTCGAAGTAGCTTACATCAACATTAGAAGGATTGATGATTTTAATGTTAGCTCTTAATGTACCATTTGGATTATATATGCTTTCACCGTTGTCTAAAATAACGCTCAAAATCCAATCTGAAACAGGAGCAGCAATTAACTCGACTTGTAAGTTATTTCTTCGGTAGTTTGAATAAGATAGAAACAGAGCTATTAAAGCTATCCAATTTTTTATTAGATATTCACTTGTAAACTTAAAAACACACAATAAAAAATTAAAAAAATTCATTTCAACCTCACAATTTTTATTTAAATTATACCACAGAAAGAAGGTGGAATAGATGCGCCCCAAAAAATATCCGTATAGCCAAAAAAACTATCCAGCGCCGAAGCTTCATAACATCATTGAAACCGATAATCATTTCTTGATAGATGATAAAAGGATTCATTATGTTATTGAAGATTCTGTAAAGACAAAAACCCTTGGCGATGGCTATGTTGAAGTAACACTTTCCATAATTGCCAAGAGTTTTACAAAATCACAAGGTTAGTTTGGCGATAGTCCTTGTGATAGAAGTTGGTGTAAGAGGGATACCTTCTTCTTTAAGGATATTCTTTAAACGGCTCGAAAAATTATTATCTTTAAGACTTTGAAGATATAAGTAACCAGTTGTTGTTACGCCATCGAAAAAATAGAAAGTAATATCTTTTGTTGGGCGACGTTTTCCTTTTATCAAGCAATCATCAAGTAAATTATCAATTACTTCTAAAGTGCCTGATATTACAATGTTTTTATCTAAGTCTTTAGAGAATTTTACAAATTCACTGTTAAGACTTAGATTATCAAATAAGCTATAAGCGTCGTCTGGTTTGGTTTCCACAAAGGTTTCCAAGACAATTGTATAAAGTTTGAAATAGTCAAACATCACATTCACCTCCTTTCTGCTCACATTATAGCAGATTAGAGGTACTAAAAACAGATAGAAAGGGGGTGGGGGAATGGACAAAGACAGAGAAGAGTTTTTGATTAGATTAATTGATTTGCACGAACATATCACCAGTAAGTGTTTAGAGCTCAATAGAGAGCTAATCAATTATCTAAAGGAACAAAAAGAACCTATTGAATTAACAATAGATTCCAAAACGCTAGCCGAATGGGGTGATTCGACAGTTGGTTACATAAACCAAACAAGAAAAAAAGCTACTGATTCACAAATGGAATTAGAAAAATCAGCTAATAGGCTTAGAGGGCTCATCTAAAATCTTATTGATTTTTTCAGCAGCTTTTAAGTTAGAAATTGTCTCAATTTCGCCATCTTTCAGCATTAACAATTGATTAACAATTTCACAGACTTTTGTTGTGGCGACATCTGGCTCGTTGTTAGAAATTTCAACACGAATTGCTGCAAATGCTTTTTGTTTGATGTCGTCGAAGTCTGCCACATAATTACTCATATATTCACCTCCTTTCTGCTCACATTATAGCAGATTAGAGGTACTAAAAACAGATAGAAAGGGGGTGGGGGAATGACGAAAATGACACTAGAGATGGCAAGAGCCAAAGTGTCAATGACGCAAGAAGAAATAGCTAGAAAAATCGGTGTAGACAGGAATACATATGCTAGCTACGAGAATTATAAAACTCCAATGCGTATCGATAAAGCTATTAATTTTTGTAAAGTTGTTAACGTATCAATTGACGATATTATTTTTTTAAAACAAAACTACACTTCAAGTGTATAACACTAGAAAGGACAATATGAATCAACTAATTAACGTAACACTAAACGAAAATCAAGAACCAGTAGTAAGCGGTCGGGACTTGCACAAAGTACTTGAAATTAAAACACAATATACAAAATGGCTTGAGCGAATGAGCGAATATGGTTTCGTTGAAAACGAAGACTTCATGGCTATTAGTCAAAAAAGACTAACAGCTCAGGGTAATCAAACTGAATATACAGACCACATTCTAAAACTAGACATGGCAAAAGAGATTGCTATGTTACAGCGAAATGAAAAATCAAAGCAAGTCCGCAAATACTTCATCCAGGTAGAAAAGGACTTCAACAGTCCAGAAAAAATCATGGCACGGGCGTTGCTTATGGCAGATAAGAAAGTGCATAAGTTAGAGGCTCAGATTGAGGCTGACCGTCCAAAGGTATTGTTTGCAGATGCTGTGAGCGCTAGTAAATCATCTTGTCTGATTGGTGAGCTAGCTAAAATCCTGAAACAGAATGGGATTGACATTGGTCAAAATAAGCTATTTCAGTGGTTACGAGCCAACGGCTACCTAATCAGTCGTCGTGGTGAGTCTTGGAATCAGCCAACGCAAAAAAGTATGCAACTTGGATTGTTTGAACTCAAAAAAACAGCTATCAATCACTCTGACGGTCACACTACAACAAATGTAACCCCAAAAGTTACTGGTAAGGGGCAACAATACTTTATTAATAAATTCCTTAATCAGGAATATCTGCCAGTTTAGAAAAAGGCGATGTAGCTTAGAAAGGAGAAGGGATGGAAGAAATTTTAAGCCATAATGAAATGGAGTTGATGAGTTCTATTTCAGGGCTTCAAAAGTCAATATTCATACAAACAGAGCACTTATCTGAGCAACTAACGAAAAAACTTCATCATCTAGAAGACTACAATAGCCCAATTGATGATGAAGCGATTAGATTAGCTGAGGTGACAGCAGAATTTTACAAGTTGCTAATCAAGTCTCCTAGTATTAGTGCAGTTGTCAAGGAGATTGTGAGCGAGGGACATAAGTGTTAATGCGGTAATTGCATCGTTGATACTATCTGGATTGTAATACTTGAGTTTATGGGCTTTTGAATTGCGATAAAGGTGAGCAATTGTGAGCAATAGATTTTTCAATCCTTTGTACTCGCTCTGCTCGTTAAGCGTTTGTAGTTTGTTACCGTTTATGATAACGATAGGTTCTTTGAGTTTGAAGCATTGATCTATCAGACTAGCTGAGTCCATTGATGAGCCTGTTAGTAGACGAATACGGTGGAAAATCCCTTTACTTGCTTCAAAGACGGCATGGAAATAGTTTTCTTGTAAGAGTTCTTGGGTACAAAATCTTAAAACTTGAGAATGGACTTTTAGTTCTCTCAGTCTACTATCAAGTGTTTCAAAACGTTTTTTGGCTTCTGGTAATGTTTTTGAGATAGTTGTACAAATTATTCGTCCGTTATCTGATATAGTCAATCCTTTCAGAGAAAGGGGGATGTTGAGTGCAGTTTTTAAATGTTCAAAAACCGAAGCTTCATTGATATACCTCAAAGGGTTACAGACGTATTCAATCACAAGTTTTATCTTATCTGTATTCTGTGTCCTATTTAATATATCAGACATGAGATTGTGCACCCGTTTGTGCTTGTTAAACCCAGAATTTTGGTCGTTTTGAGGATAACCTAAAACTTCGCCCATTCGTGTTATTTCAGAATGAGAAACATAGTCAGATAGTATTTTACTGATTGCGTCTATAAATTGTGTATCAATGTCTAACATAAGTAAACCTCGTTTTTATTAAAAATTATACCACAGAAAGGAGAACCATATGAGACCAAAACAATATCCGTATAGCGGAAATAAAAAAGAATCTATTGCGGTAACAGTAGATTCCAAAACGCTAGCCGAGAAACTAGAGATTACTGACCAATCGAATATTTCCCAAGCGAAACACCGATTATTTGGTCTGTAAACAAGTAGACAAACGGCATTTTGAATTCTTGATGTGAAGATGAAATCAAGGTCACAGCTTAGACGAATTTAGATAAGAAAAAAAGTCCGACGGGAATCGGACTCAAAACAAATACTATTTACTTAATTATAACACATTATGAAAGAACTTGACAGTACACAACAACTTTTAGTAGGAAATTGGCAACGTAAATACTACCAGTTGAGCGATGTTTTGCTAAACAGCTTGGTAGGTTTAACAATTGCAGATACTCTTGAAGTTTTAGCGGTTGCGAGAAAGGAAAGTATATGGCTAAAGAACATTACATTGTAACTCATGTGATGTCAGATGGAACAGAGCTTGATGATATTAAAGGTTGTGTCATCCCAGATGATAATCCAGTATATGACATCTTTAGGAGAATTAATCAAGAACGATGGGAGGCTGGTGCACGTAGATATAACCAGCTGCATGGTTTGCCTGGTAAGCAGGTTTGGTAGGAAATACATAGTCCTTTGACAACTGAATATGGGTGCGTTGGAGTAAAATATATTTTACAAATTTCCGTTTTAATACGGTTAAAGTGTATTTTTTCTTGATATTTCGTTTTTTTCGTAGTATACTTTAGGGGAAGTGAAGAATATTTAGCACATTTAGTGCCAAAAAGAAATCCCCTAGTACCGCAAATACTAGGGGATTTTTCTAGTTTCCTAGAAGACACTAATCATCGTTGTCTAGCCACTTTTGGACTAGCAACAAGACGATGCCGACCAATAATGGTGCGATGATTGTTGTGAAGAATATTTCGCACATGGTTCTCACCTCCAATCTAAGGCGGTGTAGTAGTGCCGAGTAGTATTATAGCATTTAAAGCTTCTAAAAGCTACGAGATTTCAATCCTGATAGCTTCTGATGACAAGAACGGTAAAATGTATGTCTAGATAACAGACTGTCTCAGAAGTGATTTTAGGGCTGTTTTGAGAGAAAGAAAAATATTTAAAAATGTTTAAACAAAACCATTGACATTTGTTTAAACATAAGTTATAATTAAATCATGGTTAAGGAATTAACTAAATCCAACGGAAAGGAAACGGAGCTATGCGAAGTCGAAAAACTAAGCAAAAAGAAAAGCTCTCGCTGACTGATAAATTTGTGATTATCGGCATAATCATAGAAATAATCAGATTCATACGAGAACTTCTCTAAAAGCAACGAAACCAGAGGGCGAAAGCCCTCGGTGGTTTCGTGTACTTCGATTATAACATAGCTCCTACAGGCTAGCAAATGAAGCACGAAAAAAGAACTGAAATTTTGTTAGGGATTTTAATTGTCTTGCAATTGTTAAATCTTGCCTTGAGTTTTCGATAGGTGACAGATTTGGCAAAAATGGGGCGACCTACTAGCAATCCAAGGGATAAGTATATCGGTGTCAGAGCTTCAAAAAATGAGGTAGAAATGCTTGATTTTTGTACCGAAAAGACTGGAAAAAGCAAAACCGATATCCTCATGGAAGGGCTCGAAAAAGTCTATAATGAGCTAAAAGGGTAAACAAAAAAACACCACGTAACTACTCAAACGCCAATCCGATTAGTTACGCAGTGCCAAACGCACCCATATTCAAGAAGAATACAGGATACGCTTATATTATAACAGCGTACCTGTATTTGTGCAACTCAAATTTATAGGTACGCTTTTTGTGTGCCTCAAATTCGCAGGAGGACTGTATGAAAACTTACACATTAACTGAAGAAGAATTGAATGAATTAGTAGCCGAGCGCATGAAACAAGCGAAAGAAAAACGCACACCACAGGGGCTATTTAAAGATGTCGGCTTTGATGATGAGTTAATTCCGATCAACAATAAATACCCAAAAGTACTCAAGAAATTAAATCGTGAACGTGCTTATAAACCAGAAAAACACGTCTTCAATCAGACACCAAAAGTTTTTGGTGTGGACAACGAGATTAGTTATAGCAAAATTACAACACATGACGTGCACAACCATATTCGTTTGCTTGTCTTAAATGTCTTTGGTAAAAGTCAAAATAAGGAAGTATTGCCTGAGGAATACGACCAAGCAATAGAACTTTACAATCAATTAAAAGAGTGGTTTGTGTCTAGCTATGATAAGCGATTAGAGGGATTGGTACTAGAAGATGATTAAAAAAATATGCGTTAACTACTTACTAAAACAGATTGACAAAAGCAAACTAGAAACAAGAGATAAAGCGAAGTTGAACTACTTTATCACACTAGTGGACTGCAAGTTAGGAGGATAAATTGGGTAAAGAAAAAACTAAAATCTACTTTTGGCTAAAGTTCGACAAGAAGTTTTTTGAAAATATTTTTATCAAACGTTTAAAAAAGATGGCTGGCGGAGACACTATGACAGTCTTGTATATTCGTTTGATGCTAGAAAGTTTAGAAACAGACTGCATTTTATATTACGAAGGATACTTTGATAATTTGGTAGAAGAGCTTGCCATCAAGTTAGAGGTGTCTGAAGACGATATCAATATGACATTAGCTTACTTCACAAAATGCGGTCTAATCCAGATAGACGGTAGCGGTAACGCACAAATGCCCCAAGCTAAAGCTATGCTGGAAAGCGAGACGAACTGGGCAAAATATAAACGAGAAACTAGAAAAATTGGACAAATTCCAACCGATGTCCAACCAATGTCCAACCAATGTCCAACAGAGATAGAGATAGATATAGAGAAAAAGAAAGATAAAGAGAGAGAGTTAGATAAAGAGAAAGAATATATTGTCGAGCAGAGCCCGACTGAATATCTCTTTCCAGACTGGTTAGAAGAGAAATATGTCGAACAAGTCAAAAAAGGTAATCCCAAAAATTTTGATTATCGTATCCCAATAGCTTATCTCAACCAAAAAATGAACTCTAACTATAAGTTTGTAAAAACAAACACAGATTTAGTCAAAGCGAGACTAAAAGATAGTTATACTTTAGAAGATTTCAAAGCTGTCATAGATAAAAAATGCAGCGAGTGGGTAAATTCTGACATGGAAAAATATCTCAGGCCATCAACCTTGTTTAATGCTAGCAAGTTTGAGAGCTATCTCAATCAGCCAGAAGTTGCTAAAAGTGATTATTACCAGAAGCAACAAGGCCAACGATTTTCGCAAGCTGAGTTAGATGAGCTTAAGAAACCAGATCCGAAATATGGATTTTAGGAGGTATCTATGGCTTTTGGGTTAATGACAAGAGAGAGCATGCTCGAGAATGGCATTATTAGAGATACTGGGAAAACATGCGAAAAGCACGAGATGCCAATTTATGCTAGGAAAATGCCAAATCATGGCAATAGAGAAACAGAATTTTGTTGGCAATGTACAACAGAGTATATCCAAACGAAAAGTAATGCGGTTGACATTGCGTACAACAACCAGTCGTTGCTAGCTAAGGGTTATAAAGTGTTTTATAAAGAGAGCGTTTTATCAAAGGAAATTGCTAGTGCTACGTTGAAAAACTACAAGGAACATAGTGCTGTAGATACAAAAGCGCTAAACTATGCCAAACGAATCACCAGAGATTATGTTAAAGGAATGGAAGGTAACTCCCTCTTACAAGGACCTCCAGGGGTTGGCAAGAGCCACTTGTCTATGAGTATTGCTAAAAATATTAACGAGATGTTTAAATCTTACAATCAATCAAAGAGTGTGATATTTGTTTCGGTACCTTTGTTGTCCGGACTAGTCAAAGATACATTCGATTATGACGATAAAAAAAATAGCAAATATTCGCAAGAAAGAATGTCAAAGCTTCTCATCAATTGTGATTATCTGATACTTGATGACTTAGGCAAGGAGTCAACCACAGGTAACACCATTAAATCTGCTAGCGGTTGGACATATACGTTTTTATTTAATATTTTGGATAATCGGACAAATACTATCATTAATACAAATTTTAGTAGAGCTGAGCTTATGAAAATCTACGATGCTGCTTTTGTCGATCGCATAATCAAAGGTGCAAAAAACAATATTTTTAAATATCCAGATAATGCAGAAAGTAAGAGGTTCTGATGGAACTAACATTAACAACATTTTTTGGCTTATCAGAAGAGCATGTAGCAAGAATTATGGCTCTAGATGAAACTAGTCGAAATAAAAAAATTGAAGAATACAGGCAGTTAAGACTGCGCAGAGGGAGGATTGACTTTATCAAAGATAGACTAGAGAAATTCGTAGGTAGTTCGCATGGTAGAAATTAGAATAAATGGTTTTGTTATAACATTTGATGGAAACTTCAGAGATGCACTTATATTTACGGTAGATTGCCTAAAAAATTATGACGATCCTTCTTTGAGGCAGACTTACAACGAATTTAAAGATTACACAGACGAAGATTTAATGGAATACATCGAAACGGAATTTGATGTTAAACCTGAATTAATTGTCAATCGGAAACTTGATAGCAGATGGACTTTTAAATCTCACATTTTGGAAGATTGACCATGAGCAAAGAGTTACACGAGTCTACTCGTTACTGGCAAAGTAGATACAGCGACTTGATGTCTGATTATCTTAAAGAAGCTGAAGAAAATATAGAGTTAAAGAAACAGTTGAAGAGATTAAAAGCCGAAAATTGGCAATTGAAACATAGAAAGAGGAAATGATATGAACATCAAAGAAAAAATTGTAGTGCTAAGAAAAACTGAAGACGGAAGTTTTTTAAAGAGTTTTAAAAATAGAGATGCAGTGCTTGCTTATAATATGGAGTTTACAAATATCATTCAGGCGGCATCGTTCCTACCAGAAGAATCTTACAACATGCAAAAAGACGAAATCGATAATTTAGCCGAAACGTTTGGGTGTGATGTTGTAATTGTAGAAGCATCCTATGACCTAAAATTTATTGATGGCGAATCGGTGCAAGAGTTGTCAAAAGAACAACAAACAGCAAATTTCGTCAACGGATTGTTTGAACAATTTTTGGGAGGTAAGTAGAGATGGCGAATGAACTAAGTGAAAGACAGATAACTTCTGGAGTTAATAAGCGAATTGAGGAAAAACAAAACGAAAACTTTATCGTTCCTCCTAATTATAGTTTGGGAAATGCTTTAAGTAATGCTTACTATGAATTAAAAAACTCTTCTAGTGGTAACTTGTTGAGTCAATGTACTGATGAGAGTATTTATATTTCGCTCTTGGATATGGTCGCACAAGGGTTGAGCCCTGCAAAGAAACAATGTTACTTCATCAAGTACGGTGATAAAGTTCAGTTGAGGCGCTCGTACTTCGGAACAATGAAAGTTGTTAAAGAACTAAACGAAGTTAAAGATATTTGGGCAGGAGTAATCTTTGAAGGAGATGTTTTCAAATCAGAAATCGTTAATGGTCGTAGAAGATTTGTAAGTCATGAATCCGATTGGGAAAACCAAGACAATCCAATCAAAGGTGCTTATTGCATTATCAAGGATATTAATAACGAAGAATATCTAACCATTATGACTAAAAAGCAAATTGATAAAGCCTGGTCAAAAGCAAAAACAAAGAACGTCCAAATTGACTTCCCTGACCAAATGGCAATGAGAACAGTAATCAATAGAGCTGCTAAATCATTTATAAATACAAGTAATGATAGCTCATATTTTGTCGAAGCCCTAAACCGTACCACAGAAAACGAATATGACAACGACAGACAAGTCAAAGATGTCACACCACAAGAAACAAATAGCCTTGACGACTTGATTGGTCACCAGAACGAAAATAAGGATGCTCCTATCAATTTAAAAGACGTAACTGAAGATTTACATTCGGAGCCAGAAAAAACGCTCACAGACGAAAATAAGACGGTTTTAGAAGATACCTCTTATCCGGCAGATGAAATTCCGGATTTTGACCAAGAAACAGGGGAAATTAAAGCTAGCGAAGGCAACCTCTTTGATAATCTCGGAGACTTAATGCCATGACGAAGTTAGATTTGCTTGGAAAGGACTATTATAGCAATGAATCATCAATTAAGTACTGGTCTATTAGTCAGTACAAGCGTTTTAGAGAGTGCGAAGCAAGGGCACTTGCTGAATTACGAGGGGATTGGACAGATACTAGAGATAACACTGCATTGCTCGTCGGGAATTATGTCCACTCTTACTTTGAGGGGGAGGAAGCTCATGAAGAATTTAAAAAAATGAATGGCTCTGAAATGATTTCGAGTCGCGGGGCAACCAAAGGCCAATTTAAAAAAAGCTTTTTAGTTGCAGAACAGATGATTGAAGCACTTAAAAATGATTATCAATTCATGAAATATTATCAAGGCAAAAAAGAGGTAGCCATCACAGGTTTACTTGGTGGCGTGGAATTCAAAGGTAAAATTGACTGCCTAAATGTTGATTGTGGTTACTTCGTGGACATCAAAACCACAAAAGGCCCTGTTGACGACAAGGTTTGGAATGGTCAAGAGCGAGTTTACTGGTTTGAGGCTTACGGTTACATCTTACAGATGGCTGCTTATAAAATCATGCTAGAAGCTAAATACAAGAAGCCATTTAAGCCAATCATTTACGCGGTGACTAAAGAAACACCTCCAGATACTAGAGCAATAGCAATCGAAAATTTAGATGCTATGCAAAATGAGTTAGATAACCTAGCGCAAAACATCAAACATTTAGATGACGTTAAAAAAGGGATAGAACCCCCTAAACCTTGCGGCCATTGTGAGTATTGTAGAGCTAATCAATTAACACAAAGAGTAATGATTTTTTAACTAACATTGCAAAGTGAAGCTCGGCCTTTGCAGTAACTATATTTTCCGAGCGAGAAAGGAAACAGTCTGCTTATCGATAAAATCGATAATATGGAGAATTGCTACACTCGTCCTTGCCACAGCTCACACACATTTAATAGGGCGAGTGTGGATTTTTGAAAAATGGTTAAGAAACAAAGGATATATGCAATATATGACGACGACAAGTTTGTCGACGTTGGCACAAAAGATGAGTTATCGGCACGGCTTGGAATTAAAAAAGCAACAATAGAACAGTACATGACTAAATCATATCAAGCGTTAGCTAGCTCAAAACGAATTGCATTGTTAGTAGGAATTGAAGAGGAATATGACTTTTAAAACAGAATTCGAAATACCAATCGAACCAAAACCTCAAACTAGACCTAAGTTCAGCAAATTTGGTACGTACGAAGATCCAAAGATGAAGAGATGGCGAAAAGAGGTTTCTGGATGGATAGAAAAAAATTATGATGGACCGTTTTTCGATGATTGCATAAAGGTAGAGGTAATCTTTTACATGAAAGCCCCCAAAACGCTATCAAAAGAGCCTACACAGAGTTCTAAAGATAAAACAATACAAATATATCAGAACTTCGTGCGTGAGCTTATATGGCACGTAAAGAAGCCTGATATTGATAACCTAGTTAAAGCTGTTTTTGATAGTATTTCAGACGCGGGTTATGACAAAATACAAAAATCGGGGATTGTCTGGTCAGACGATAATATTGTATGTGACTTAAGAGCAACAAAAAAGTATAGTCCAAACCCTAGAATAAAAGTAAAAATTGAGGAAATAGATGAACGAACTAACGGATAAATTTTATAGTATCTTTGATAGCAGTATTTTGAGACGTGTCAAAGAGTTAAGCCTAGACGATAAAACATCAGAACGCTTAAGACTAAATATCTCAAATAACAAGCGTAGAAATATATTGCCAAGGCCTTATGTAATCGAGGCGTTTAAAGATTATTTTGACGAAGATATTTATGTGCAGCTGTATCTTAAATCATACAGAGAGTATCACGATCCAAATGACCATGAAACAGAACTTTTTGTAAAACTAAAAAGAGCGCACAAAGATACTAAGTTAGAGCATTACAAGCAGACTAAACGTCTGATATATGCAGCTATGAGTTTTTAGAGGTATAACACATGACAGATAAAATTAACGCAGAAACTATGCAAGTAGCATATAACGAAAACTATCAAACATTTTTAGCCAAAAACGCAGATTACGGAAATTCTTTCGAGAAGTCTCTAAACGACTTCGGATACATCGCTGGTATCGTTCGTATAGGCGATAAATACAACAGACTATATAATCTTATAAGCAGCGACAAAAACGTCTCAGAAAGCCTGTCAGACACGTTAAACGACATGGCTAATTATTGCGTGATGTTAGCGGTTTGGTTGGAGGAAGAGGAACGACACCGAAATTTAGAGCATGGAGGATAGAAATATGCCAAATTGGTGTGAAGGTGTTATAAAAATTAGAGGAACCAGATCAAATATCCTAAAGTACTTGAATGAAATCTTAGAAGTTCCTGTATCTAGCTATAGACTAGAAAAAGGACTAATTAAGTTTGATGATATAGATGAAGAATATTATAGCTTTGAAATTGAAGGTAGAGATGTTTTTTATTTAAAAGGCACTAAAAGAGCATTTATTAATTCAAAAAAAATCAATTTTTGCTTGACAAGTCCCGAATGTGATAAAGGAGAAACACATATTGTTACAATTGGTAATTTCAAACAAGCGTGGGCTATTATCCCTGAAGACTATTTAGAGTTATCGAAGAAATATGATGTTGACCTACATATTTTCGGTTTTGAGATGGGTATGGAGTTTACCCATGAAGTTGAGATTCATTCTGGTCAACTGATAAAAAATCGAGCTCTTGAGTATGAAGATTATACTTGGGAAGTGCCTTTTAGTGATTTAGGAGGGTAACAAATGAATATTGAAGAAGCGAAGAAAGCGATAAGAGAACTAGATGCGTTTAATTATTGCGATTTTAAAGGTAATTTAGTTAGAAAAATTGATGTATTGAGTATCCTCGACCAGATTGACCAACCTCAACCAGAAGTGCCACAAATGATAGCTGATGTTATTGAAAGCTTTGACGAAGATGTGAATTATTTGCACGAACATATGAGTTATCAGTCTGATGAAGTTAGAGAGTGGCTAACTCACAATGAACGTGAGTTTTATGAAGCTTGGCTAGCTTATCCAAATATCACAGTCGAAAAAGAAAATCTGTATACTGTTGAGATACCTAATCCGAATGAAAGACAGTTAAGTTTTGTGCTGATGAGACAGCTTAGCGGAAATGTAAGTATCAAAGTTATGCATAGAGATAACTTAGACTTACTAAAGATAGATAACAATTTACAACTCACAGAATCCGAAATCCGCAAAGATTTTGACTGGGCTTGGCAGTTTAGAAAAGATGTGACAGAATGAAAGAAAAAACAATTTTTATATCCAAAAAATATGCAAATGACTTTAACAATGACAAATATAATTTGTCCTCTGGCTATTATTTTAGAAGTGGTGAAAAACATGATATTGCTATTGTTAAATATGGTGAAAAAGATTATTTAAAAAATACTGATTTAGCATATGTTGTATGCGATAAAATCGTTGACGCAGACTCTATAGGCTTCGTTTATCATGGTGAATATGAAACTTGGCATTTTAAACTATTAAACACAGAAGCAAATTAA